TTACTTCATTACTATTGCGACAACCAAAGCTACCACACCTAAAGTTCCCACCATAGACATAGCTTCTATTCGCCACATTCTTTTGTCTAAGCCTTCTAACTTGTCATTGACCATCTGATATCTGATAGCACATTCTTTTTCGTGGGCATCTAATTCTAGTTGTACTTTTAGTTCAGGTTGCATACTCATTTTCATCCTTAATCTGCTTCAGCTATTGTGTTGCCTTCAGCTACCCATTCAAGGATTGCTTGGTAGTCTTCACTATTAGGGTCTATACGAACATGTTTATATTTATTATTTCCCAAATTAAGCTGAACGTGTGTTTTGTTAACACCTTCCATATCATACAAGTATTTTGCACTATTAAATTTCATAATTATAATTCCTTCTCTAGTAATATGTCATAAATATAAAAATTAGTGTCTCCATTATCCATTAGTTGTATTAAACCATTGCTACTAAAGTCATTACTTATTGTTCCGTTCGCAATAGAATAAGTTGAATCTGGTCTTGCTCTCATTTTTGGGTATCCCATTCTTGCCATTCCATTAGCATCTGCATAGTCTGCATTATAAATTCTGTTATTATCAGTATCACCAGTTCCATATTCCAAAAGAGCATTACAGTATCTATGACACAAAGCTAGTTCTTCCCCAAATGACCTATGCTCAAATGGTGTGGCTTGTTCGCCTACTTCTAGTTGACATTCAGTTATTTGAAATGTTGCACCTGCCGTTGTCATAACAGCATTTGTTGCTTGTCCACTTGCCCATTTATTATTAGCATAGTCAGTCCAACCTGACGTTGAATCACCACCAAGATAATCACTTCCTGCACCTAAATGCCAAGACACCCAAATACCTTGACCATTGTCGTTGACAATTCCTGCACCTGAGTCTGTATCACCAACCACTGTTAATGTCTTTTTTTCCCATGTATTAGCAGAATCTATAGTATATGTTTTGTTAAATATTCTACTGGTAGAATCTGATTTGTAAAACCCAACAGCAAATGTTCCAGTTATAGAAGACTTAACATAAAAAGATAATGTAACTGTTTCAGCATTAGAAGTTGCATAGCGAAGATGTTGTAAATTTTGTGCTTCAATTATCTGTCCTATATATCCATACTCATCCGAAGCGATTGCACTTTCTGCTGTTCCAGTTGTCCATTTTAATGATGTTCCAGTACCACCTAAAGGATGGTCAGCAACTTGTGCATAAGTACCATCTAATTCGTCAGTAGCGTTAAATGCAGTTCTCCACCTATCTATTAAAAAATCAGAATTTGTGCCATCATGTGCCATTGCCAAAGAAGTACCTCTCTGTGCCACTTGCATAGCACCATTTATAATAATATTCCTTCGCCCACCAATCTGACTATTGGTTAGGACTTCACCCATCTTTGCTAATTCTGCTGCTTTAGTCATATGCTATCCATCCTTTTGTGTTATCTGCTTGGTATACATCTTCATCCCAATAATACATTTTGTCATCATCAGGGTATGTAATAGGTGCATCCCATAGCCACGTGCTTGTATTTAAAGTCCAACTTGCAAAAATGGGTCTTGGTGCGTAAAATACATCATTAGTTGCATCATAAGTATAACCTACACCTGCATAGTTACCCCTTAAAGCGACACCACCATCAGGCTCACCATCTTGTCCATAGTGAATATTACCTTTTGTATTGTAAGAAGTTTGTAACCACGTGCCTTCACAATGGCTATCTACAAAATCTTGTTCTGCAACAATTACGTTTGTTACTAAATTATTTTCTATCTTTGCAAAGTGTGACATAAATTATTTATCCTAAGACTTTAAGAGGATTGTAACGTATAACTACTATTCCAGAACCACCATTAGTAGCATATCCTCCCCCATCACCAGCTTGATCTGCACCTGCCGCATACGCTGAACCATTCCAACCCCCACCTGCGGCATATGTTACAGAAGAGCCTGTTATTAAGTTTGCTGTGCCTACTCCTCCACGATTTTGATTTGCACCAGATGTAGGAGAAGCTCCAGAGCCACCTCCTGCTCCTGCCATATATGATGAACCATTACCTGCTGAACCTGCATTACCTTGTCCAGCTGTTCCTGCTCCACCTGCTCCACCTCTAGCAGATATAGCACCACTATTATTATTAAAACCTTGTCCACCACCACCACCAGAACCACCAACAGCACCATCTTGCCCTTTTGCTGGATAAGCTCCGTAGCCACCACCTCCTCCACCTATAGATGTAATAGTTGAAAGTACGGAATTAGCTCCATTAGTACCAGCAGCACCACCAGTTGTTCCAGCACCACCTGCTCCAACAGTTACTGTAATATCTTCTGCTGAGATTGAAAAACTTGTTGCTGTCCTGTACCCACCAGCACCACCTCCACCTCCGGGCCAACCTGAACCAGCTGTTCCACCACCACCTGCACCTCCTGCGACTACGAGGTATTCAACAATCACCCCAATAGGAGGAGTAAAAGTTCCACTAGAAGTAAATGTATGGATGGTAAAACCTTCCGAGTGTGTAATTGTGCCACCTGCGGCAGTATAACCATTTACATCGGCAGCTAAAACATTATATCCAAAACCTGACATTAATAATAACTCCTACGCATCATTCTTTGCATCTGTTGTGAAGAATAGTTTAATCCCAAGAAGTCTAACAACTCCTGTTTGTCCAGAAGCAGAAGTGTCATTGTTTATTTGAAAAAAACAAACGTCATCTGTTGATGGACTTCCTGCTATTGTAACTGCACCACTTTCTGCACTGACCATTAAATCATTTGATGTGCCACTATGAGCCAAAGCAGTTGTAGCAACTAAAGTTCCAAAGGCTGTGTTAATAGTAGCATCATTAGTTACTGCGATACCACCTAACTGCCAAACTACTGTTCCAGTGTTAGTTCCAGTAACTGTCCAAAAAGGTTGATATGTTATAGTTCCTTCATTCCACGATTTAGGAAAAGCTACACTAAATTGTGCAAAATCATCTGCTCCTGCTGCAAAATCTAAAACTTTTAAGTCTGGTCTTAATGCCGTTGTTTGAACTTGTGTTAATGCACTGCAACCATTTGTTGTACTTGGATACATAGCTCCTGCTGGAATCCACATAGATTCTTTACCTGCTACTTTTACAGGATTGCCACCTGAAGATATATCGCCACTAAAGTTACCCCCTGCACTCTGACTAACTGCATCTGGTACAGAAAACACATCATAGACTACCATCTCAATGATGTCATTTAAACTAGCAGATTGAACTAATACAACAGTTGTGCCTGTAGTTGCTGTGTAGTCATCTCCGGGTACAAGTAATATACCATTCTGATATACATCCATGTACAAACTATCTGTGTAGGTAAGTGTCAATCCGTTTGCATCAGAGCCACTGAAGCTAGACTGACCTGCCGTAGCTTGGTATTGAAATCTACTACGGACTCCCTGTGAAGGAGATTTGCCTATGTATGCCATTATGTACTTCCTAATCTGATTACTGTAAAACCAGTTTCTTGTGATGTGCTATCACCCTTTAAAGCTGTACTACTTGCAAAACTTGATGTGCTAAATTTAAACTTATGAGTTGATATGTTTGTTACATCAAAAATAAAACTATTAGAACTTGCATTAATATTGCCACCACCACCACTATTGCCATTTGATGCTATAGCTACTGCTGTATAAGAAGAATTATTTAAAGTAACTTTAAACTCAAGTGATGCAACGTCATCAGAATCAGCTATTACTATACGAGCATTAAAATTTATTAAATATATACCAGTAGAAGGAAAGCTAAAAATACCACTACTTTCAGTTAACCCTGTTCCTATACCACTATAACCACCTGCATCATTTACTTCCCAATTTGAAGTAACGTCTGCATTTGTACCTTCATTTGTAGTAGTAGTTAATCTCCATTGCTGTGCCATAGTAATGAAATTACCGACTGTTACACCACTAATGCCACTTCCAGTTATTTGCGTTAAAGCCATTTGTTACTCCCTATGCGTATGGACTGTCACCTAATGTGCTTGTATCCCAAGCTGCTTTTAATGCAGATATACTTGAAGCATTTGTGATTGCACTTGCAGCAGGAGCATTTCTAAGATTAGTCTTCTTAGTTACACTTGCAGCTTTAGCAGATGAATCATCAGCTTCTAATGCTTTCATATAAACTACATCTTCAGCATCAAGTAAAGGCTTTCGTACTTCCCTTATCTTATCCTTGAATATAGTTTTAGCTACAGTCAAATCTTCAGTTATTGTTGAGCCAGATAATGTCCATGCATTTCTAAAATGTCTATCTGATGGTATAGTTGCATCTGCTGCATTAATAAGATTTCCATCTTTATCTGCTATGTTTGTTGTTGCCATTGGTTTCTCCTTTAAGCAGCTTTTTCATTATGTATGGTTAGTTCTTCATTAATTCTCCAAGCATTTCGCCATACTCTAGTGCTTGGCAGTTGTGATTTAGTACAAATGAGCATACGAGGTTTGTTGGCTCTGTCGTAGTCTTGCCATACATGTCTCGGTATGTCTTTCATAATAAGATATTCTATTGCTCTTTCTTCTGTCATAGCTTCAATAGGTTTAGTGTTATGTAACAAGTAACCTCTTGTATGCTTTACAAAGTCAGGCTTGGCTTCATCTTTAGCAAGTTCCCAATAGGCTTCTACAGGTGGTAAGATGCCACCCTTTAATGCACAAGCCATCCAATTAGGGTCAGGATGTGTAACCTTTGCAGGTTCATCAGGTGTCTCTGGGTCTTCCCATACAACACAGTATTCTGTTCTGTAAGGCTCTAGCTTTTCTTTTGCCCAACACAGTCTATCCCAAAGATGTGTGCCTTGAAATTCTGGTGTTTCTATTGTCATGC